GATGAGTTTGACCTATTAACAAACCACATCGTTCCGAGATGGAACAAAGAATCTGCTGACGAAAAACTTCACCCCATGGGATGGCTTGAGTGGAGGCGGTGGGCTATCCAAGACCGCTGTGATGGTAAAGCCAAGATATTTAAAAACCAATACCCTACTCATTGGCGCGAAGCATTTATGTCTTCGACGCTCACTATCTTTGATATGGGGCAAGTGGCTTCTCAGGCCGAGCGAGTTAAAGACGAGCCCAATCCGGTTCGAGGGGAATTGATCACTAGGCAGGGGAGAAAGGCTATTGAGCCAGACCCAGATGCCATGATGAGCCAGGTAAATAAAGAGTCCTACTTGGTGACGCCGGGCATGTTTACTTTTGTTCCCGAAAGCTTTGGTCCAATTAAAATTTATGAAGATCCTATTCCAGGGGAAGAGTATATTATATCCTCTGACTATGCCGAGGGGCAAAGCGCCCAATGCGACTACAATGTCATCCATGTTTATAAACGAGGGGATGTATTAACCCAAGTCGCCCATTTTAGAGAGAAGTGTTACCCTGAAGAATCCGCTTCCGAGGCCATTGCCCTTGGGGCGTATTATAACATGGCTTGGCAAATACCCGAGGTGAACTCATGTGGAGCCGCAGCATTAGCCCTGTTCCGGTCATGTTACCCCCTACACCGTATATTCCGGCGTAAAAACACAGACAACATTCAAAACCAATCGCCTACAAAATACTTAGGCTGGCGAATGACTGGCCGAAGTAAATCAGAGGCAGTTAGTTCTGCTACTGCATTTTTTAAACAAGGAATGTGCGTCGTTAAAAACCCGAATACATTAAGAGAGCTAGAGGTGTTTGTTAAAAAAAGCTCCAAGATGTTGCCGGAAGCTATGGATGGGACGGACCCCATTACAGGCGAAAGATATCATGACGATGAAGTGACCTGTTTAATGTTAGGCATTTATGCCAGCAGACAGTTGCCATACATGGGCAGCGTTATGTACCAGCCACCCGAAGAAAAGCGCGAATGCGTCCATGCTGTTGTTGCCGGGGGAGTTTGTTTAAAGTGCAGAAAAAAGATAAAAGCGGCTGAAGTTAAACCCTTGACATTTGACCAGCTTAGGGCGACCGTTAAGGCGAATAATAATAAGAATAATAATAAACGCTCTAATGCGATGTTAAATTATTGGATTCAAAGATAAGGGGTTATTATGCCGAATGCTTTAGAGGGGGCTGTCAGAGATCGTTATAATTTGCCTCTTATTGACAACACTGGCCAAACTCCCATGGAGTTTTTTGGTGTTAACCGGCTAGTTCCCCGCTTAGGCGCATATGACCCTGAAGCAGATTTAATGGCTGCTTACGGAGATCGCCCCCTTCTTCCCGTGCAAATCAACAGAGCGCCATTTGGTGTAGATACTGCTCGTCCGGGGTGGGAAATGGCCCGGTACCACCAGGGGACAGTTGTGGATGCCCCTCAAAGCATTCCAACGCACGACCCCGGCTTTATGACCGATGCTGGCCCCTCGACTAGGTCGCCAGCCAGGTTACCCATGTCAGCCATGCCGGACCCCTCAAACCCTTATCAAATGAGAAGCTCTTTTGATGCCCCAGGTTATGGGATGGGAGTGGGGAGCATCCCAAAGGGCCATCCCTACCAGACTGTATCCATGGATAGAATGCCGACTAACTTTCGCGATCCGTTGGCTAACTGGGGCGCTCTGGCTGGCACGATCGGGGGGTGGGAATTCATGGTGCCTCCTCCGATGTCCACCGCTATCGGGGCGCTGGGAGGAGGGGCATTGGGGGCTGCGGGAGACCTCGCGATTGGTGACATCTTTGGCGACTCTCGATCTAGATACGCTGATGAGTCTGGCGAGTACCGAACGGAATTGAGGCAAACGGCCTTGGAGGACATGGAGAACATTACTCCGGAGCAAACGCAAGAGATTGGAGCAATGCTTGCTGGTAAGATCTTAGAAGCACAAGCTTCTCCAGACATGCGGCGAGACATGGGCGGGTCTATGACCATGGAGGCGTCTCCGTCTAGAGAGCTAATGAACCGCATGGCAAATAAGGGAGACATAGAGCTTTTGGAGCGCAGCAATCTTCCGCTGGAGTTCTCGAAGCGCATGGAGCCTCCGCGAGACTTGACGTCACCAAAGCGCATGCGAATGAATCCAGCCATGACTCCAAAAGTTGCAGACATGGTGCGGTCTTTAGGAAGCCGAGCGCAGCCGGAAATTTACCGACCACTGCACCCGCAAGGTCCATATCCTCAGGGCCACTTTAAGCAAGACATGCTTCCCCAAGGCCCTTTCCAGGCAATTAACCCTTATGAAGGACGGTAGGTATGCCAGGAGTTTACCCAACAGATGATAAGGTTTTGGTTGGACAACGGGCTCCGGACCAATGGTATGCGGGAATGCCCACTGCCATGGGGACGGGGGGGACAGCGGCTGCGGCGACAGCGTTGGCAACTCCGGTTATGGGGCCGTTTGCTCCAGTGGCGGGAGCGTTGATGGGTCCGTTTGGAGGTCTGTTCGGTTCGTTTTTTGAGCCTGACCCCGTCCCAGTGTACGAAGAGCTTCCCCCTCCCCCGATGGTGACTTTGCCTGGGAGCGCGGCGATGCAGCAGTACGCGGCGGGAGCTTACGATCAACAGCAGCAACCCTACGCCGCACAATACGGCGTGCAAAATCCCTATGGGTTTAGATAATGGCAAAGAATGACGAGCTTAAAGTTCTTGATTACGTCAAGAAGTGTGTAAAACGAAATCAAGACGCTCGTAAGCCTTTGGAGTATCGTTGGTACGAAAATGCTGCATTCGCTGCTGGGTACACCAATATAGAGCACGATCCTCGGACGCAACGCCCATTCTCAATGGGGAATCCAGGCAATCACTCTAGCAATCCCCAGGTTCAAGATAAGCTTAGAAAATACCACGCAAAGCTTACATCCCCCCGAATGATGCCGGAGTGCATTCCCGGCTCTAACGATAGGGATGCGCGTAAGCGGGCCTCTGTTGCCAACTCATTGATTTTGCATTTTGCGGAAATGCGAGACCATGTATATGCAACGCACGCAGCGATGCTTAATATGATGGTGTTTGGAAATGGCATTTGGTCTACCCAGTGGGACCCCAACGCTGGGGAATGGGTAGAGGACATTGAGTATGTCAATGATGAGCCTGCCTACTCTGAAGTTCAAATACCTGGGGTTGGGGAGGGTGGCGAGCCCCTTTTAGTAGACGCTCCTTTCCAGACAATACGCGACATTCAGAAGGTTTATTATCAGTCCGGTCTTCCAAAGATGCGGTCGGTACACCCGTTTAATTTTTTTCCAGATCCTCAGTGGCGGCACTTAACAGTAAGCCAGTGCATGAATTACGCGGAAAGAAAAGTAATTCCACTCGACCTCCTCGAGCTACATTTTCCAGATGTGGACCTTAAGAGCGTTAAGACAATTGATGAGCCTGAAGATGCTTTCTTGTTCCGCGAAGTGGATTCCATGTTTGGATTGCGTGATGAACAAAACGCAACCGCATCCCAGATGGTAGAAATATATGACTTCTACCACTCTCCCGTTGTGTCTAGCCGGAATGGTTTAGATTACAAACGAGGCTTCCGATGCATTTATGTCGGAGACCAAATAATTAAATTGGTAGATGGTCTACCCTACAATGATTACCCACATGCAACATTCCGAGACCGGCAGTTTACAGATCGAGGATGGGGGATGTGCGTAGTTGATGTTTTACGTCAAGCCCAAACTCGCTTAGACCTTGTGGAGCACATTGAGATTAGGGCAGCCGAAAGGACTGCTGACCCACCTCTTCTCAAACCACACGGCTCAAGCGATACGAACTTTCAGGGTCGCGCTGGTGAGATTTACGAGTACGTGCCTTACGGCGAAGAGAAGCCAACCTTTATGGTTCCCCCTCAGATATCACCGCACTTGTATCAAATGAGACAAGATGCGATGGCTGATCTGGAGGCGTTGAGCCTTACGTCTTCTCCGGTCGGAGGTTCTGTCCCATCCCGTGGTGACAGCGCAGCCTATCTTGATCGCCTCCTCGAAGAGAATCAGGTTGCAATGGCACCAACGGTTCAAGAAATTGAGGCCGCTCAAGCTCACCAGGCGACCCATCTCGTGCGACTTTCCCAAGAGTTTTTGCCCATTGGCTATCGGTTTGCTCTTGTCGGCCAAGACCAGCAACCATCTGTATACGAGTTTGACGGAACCCCGTTTAATCTTGTAGACATTCGTATGGTTCCAGGGTCGGCGGCTGTTTCATATCCCAACCAATTGCGGACCTCCATTATGCAATTAGCTGCAAATGGAATGCTGCAAGAAAATAATCCTAGAACAAATGCAGTTGTTGAGCTTCTTTTAGGCGCTCCGGTTGCATACAAGCTTAAAGACGTCGAAGAGCCTGGAGATAAAGCTGTTGCTGATATTAATATCTTACGAGTGCAGCAGGGCCAGGAACCATTCTTTAAGCCATGGATGAATCACCAAAAACATATTGAAGTACTCTTGTCCGCAATGCGTGACCCGAAATTCTTTTTAGATTATAACTTGGACCAGCAATCAAAGCTGGAAGAGTTGCTTCAAAAGCATCAGGCAGCAATTGCCCCGAACCAGGCCCCAATGGGAATGCCTGGTGCTCCGGGCGCTCCTGGTGCTCCGCAACAAGGACAAAACCCTCTTGAGCTTCTACAGGGTGGAGAGCAGGGGGGTGGTGGTGCAGCGCAAGTGCCTGCAACTGCCAATGGTTTTGTAGGTGAACTAGGCGGTCAAGGGTAGCCGTCATTAACTTTAAGGGTATATGATGAGTAAAACAGCAGAAGAGCGTATTGCAGAACTGGAAGCTAAATTAAATTCAGCTTCTGATGAAAACCAAAAACTTCAAAACTACTATAGCCAAGCTTATCGGGCTATGGAAGAAGCGAAGCAAAACGAAGCTTACTACAAAGGCCAGTTTGAGTCTGCGTCAGCCGCGCAGTCCCAGCCATCTCACGAGACAAGTTATGATTATTCTGAGCCAGAAACTCAGAACATGAATGCTCTTGTTGAAAAGGCCATTGCAGAAAGACTCGAGCCTCGTCTTCAAATGGTAGAGAGGTATGCAACAGACGCTCTTCAGCAAACTGCTGGCCGAGAGGTTGACCGGGCGCTGAAAGCATTCAAAGACAAGCACCCCGAGTCCGCACGTATTATGGACTTTGAGCGCTTGATTATGTTGGATGCATCGGAAGAGGTTAAGCGGCGGCAGGCAGTGAATCAGCCCGTAGGTGACGTTAAGGAAATTGCCCTTAAAATCGCTGAGGACCGGATTCAGAGACACAATAAATTAGAATCAAAAGTGGCAGAGCAAAACAAACAACGCCGGGAACAAGCAGAGCGAAAGGCTATGCTCCCAGATATGTTCGCCTCTGCTGGATTTGAAGACCTCCCCAAAGCTCCTGAAAATGCGAAGGAAGCTGGAGATCTTCTTGAAGATTTATTGCGCCGCCAAAAAGGCGCAAACTAATAGGAGAATACAATGGCACTCCCAAAGACCGGATTAACGTCATTTGGAGCGTTTAGTGATCTATTTCAGTACACTTACGCAGATGTAATTATTAAGCTTCTCGATACCGTTGATGATGTCGAGAAATGGATTGACTCCGTAGCCCAAGAAGATTGGAACGGTGGAGATTCGCAGCACTACCTGTACAAGACAGCAGGCGGTAGTGGTAGTCGATTTGTTAATGGTGGACCTGGAGCAGCAGCACCTGTGCTTCCTGTGTACAACCCACCATCATACGATGAGGCTGCTGTTCGGTTGTTCCCCCACATGGACATTGTGGAGATCACCGGACCTAAGCTGATTCGTGCTCATGACAAGCCTGGTATGTACCGGCAGATTATGGACGAGTTGGTTTCCGATGCGAAGAACTCTCACCGAAACCGAATTGGACCTAAGTACTGGGGTGGAACGCAAGGCGCTCTGCTTCCTGGTGCTGCTGGGTTTTCTAACTCTGGTGTGATTGGTGTGATTCCTGCTGGGTCTGGTAACTTTACAGCCAATGCTGGAAGTGCAAACCCAAACGTGACTGTTCGTCAGCGAGAGACAGATACTACTCTGACTAACACAAAAGCATACATGGGAACCTATGCTGGTGCCCGTTACATGCGAGCAGGAATGCAGGTCCAGATTGGTACTCAAGCTCAGCTAGTTGCTAATACAGGAACAAATGCAATTGTTTTGCAGGTTGATCAAGCAAATCAAACTATGATTCTTGATGCAAACCTTGGCAACAATGCTGCTCAAATGTTTGTTGTTGAAGGCGATGCTAACGGGAACGAATGGGGTAACTGCGTTACTGGTCTGGCTGATGCAATTGATGACATCGGAACATA